GTCATAGCTTGATGCGCTTGATAGGTTGGATTCTGCCAGCATTCCAAGCCGTGCAACATTCCCATTGATGTTCCTAGAAATCTGTTGAATATTTCGCTCATCTTCTATATCTGTAGATACGAGCGTATGAACGCCTAAATACGAATTACACCATGTTAATTTATTATTGATTAACTGTATAGTCCAAGGCATGTCACAGCCTATAGCCCTGTTAATCGGGAACGATGAAAATAGCGTGCTTTGTGTTGCGTCATACTCCACGCCGAACATTTCAGTTGCCTTAAACACTATCAGAGTGTCGTATTGCTCGCCTAATCCGTAAACATCACCGCTAGAACCTATAGGCTTAAAATTAGATTCAGGGAAGTACGTAGGGTCTAGCAGCCCTGAGAAGTATATATTGTTTGTTCCGTTGCCTGCTACAAATACCCTTGTGTCATTCCTGCCTCCAAAATCTATAGAGTACTTACAGTTCTTGATTGTATTTTCAATGGTTGTATCGGTCTTATACGCCTTTATACGCATCGTGTTTGTACCTGTAGGCGGTGCTACTAGCCATGTTACTACTCCGGTTGTGCGGTTAACTGTAAAGTGTGTTGTCTCTACTTTATCGAATGTCACGCCTGCATCCAATGAACCTACTATTGCAGTTGCATCAAGGTTCGGTTCCATTGGAAATGCTGTTTTTACTCCATTAGTGACAAAAGCATAAATAAACCCTGCACCGATACGGTTGAAATCTTCGTTCAAATCGCCGCCGCCCGTGTCAGTTCTATTCAGGAATACAGTAGGTATATAAGGCGTTGGCGTTGTGGCAGTTGTGCCATTCCACTGAATGTAATTTGTGCCGTTTATGTAATACAGAATATCGTTGAAATTAAAAAAACTGCCTTTTGCAGCAGCTAATCCGGTATATATTTCCGTCTCTGTCCCTGTTGACGGGTCCTTCTTGTATAGTTTAGTTCCTCTATGGAATACGATATAGCCCTTGTATAGCTCGTTATAAGCTTGATAGACTGTTGCGACTTCTAAGGCTGTACCGAATTCCTCCTGCCCCCAGCGTTTAGTCAGGATTCTTTCTGCAAACCACATATCTGTCATGTTAGGAGATTGATTGTCGAGAAGCTTCATTTCCAAATCTTCCAGGCATATACCACCGTTTATTTGGCTTAGTTCCCATTGCTCCAACGGTACATAATCTAATTTCGCCATGGTTTAACCTCCTAACTGAGAGTTATAGTAGTCCGCAATATTACTCTCGCCTGATGGTTGTTTTACGACCGCTCTAGCTTTTGCTTCTGCGTATTTGTCCTCAAAATAGTTCGTCACAGACTTGTCACTTGCTGTGGATAACAACGCCGCTAATCCATATGGCATTACTGCGGTTGCTGTGAGGTCATCTACCTGCACTGTATCTGTCAAGGCTGTTAATGTAACAGGCACTGGCTTATACTCTATTCTGACTTTACCTTCATAGTAATAGTTAATATAAAGCTCATTGCGACCTTCCCACTTATAACCAGAGTCCTTATTATACTGCCTTTCTGGGTACTCGTTAATAATCTGTGTCACATTTTTAAAATCTGTCGGCATAGTCTTTTTTACCCAAGGTGCATATATCGGCACATCTGCTGCATTCGCAAAAGGTATGTTGAATAGCGCACGATTAATGCATAAGTAATAGTATGTACCGCTGAATCTTAATCTTGACTTTACCGCTCCTGCTGTCGGAGTGACTACCCCTTTATACGCTACAAACTGCCCTGTAGCTGTAGAAATTATTGTAGCCAATGTATTCCATCCACTTGTATAATCTTCAACGTATACGGTGCCTGGACGGTCTATTTCAAAGTAGTACGCTTTACATTGCCCTAACCCTTCAAATGTTAAATCTGTGCCCTCAAATGCCGTTACATCAAAGTTAGAGGTATATCCTAATATGTTAGTAAAAGGTTTGTTTGATACTTCATACTTGGCGTATAAATCCCCTATACCTGCGGCTACAAGCTCATTTTGTATGACTGTGCATAATCTAGGCGTTTGCGCTGAATAGTCTGTACTGCCAATGTTGCCTTGGTCGTCTATTTCGTCTAACAAGGCCATCGAAATATCAAGAACCTGTTGCACTGTAGTTGACATTGTTTTCACCTTCTTTCAAGGTTATTTCTTTTTCATCTTCATATTCATAGGCTTAACTGTCTTGCCTGTCTTAGCTGCTTTAGATTCTTTTTTTGCTTGATGAATCGTTTCTTTACCGTGTCTCATGTTTTCTACCGACATATCTTTTAATGCTTTCTTATGTTTGTTTTCATATTCCATCATTTCACATTCTTTTTTCATGTTTTTACCTCCAATATAATAGGGAGGTTTCCCTCCCCTTTAATTAATCTGCTGAATTAAATGTTTTTTAGCTTGCACTGGAATAGATTTCACTATCCCAAAATAACATTTTGGTAAGTGGCTTATGCGCCTTATACCAATGCACGGCTGGCAGAGCACTTTGCCTAGCAAATTTGTTAGCTAAATGACCTTCGACCTTTTCCCTGTCAGTCGTAGTTATCGTAGTATTAAACACCATCATCTCATATACCGTGAGATTACCGTAATAAGTGACGGCACTTTCCTTGCCAATTTGCATTAGTGCTGTATTGGTGGAAGTTGGCGCTGTTGTGTACGTTACGGAGCCGTCGGCATTACCGTCCCTATGATAATTTATGGTGTTCGATGCATCATTCCATGCATATTCCACCATGACATTACTATCAACAGCTAATGCTGTGTTCGCTGGATTCATCCAAGCAACATTAGCATTAAGTCCCCTCATTTTACCATCTGCTGCTGGTCCGTTAAACGCGAAGGACATACCCGCCCCACTTGCCACGCAGAATAACCGTCCATTATTTCCTGTATGAGTTGTTGGTGTTCTTAAAACTGATATTAGTGACGATGTTGAATACAAAGCAGTGTTTTGTATGCCAGTGGTTAGCCAATCGTCAGTGCCGTCAAAGTACGCACCACGGTAACTGTTGAGCAAATTCCCGCTTATCACAGGCTGACTCGCTCCTGTTCCTTGTGTAGCGTTAGTGCCTACGTTAGCGGTCCAAGTTGCAACACCGCCACTCGCTGGCAATTCTTCTGGTCTAAAATGTGCAATCAATCCAACTGCACTCGTAGGGTTCCAATCATAAAATCCAATTGCTTTTGATACGTTACTAGCCATGTTTTACCTCCTTACGCTACAGAAGAAAAAGCTTCTGAGCTAAACAAAATACGTTTTGTAAATGGTGGGATTATTTTATTCCAATGACTCGTACTTAAGTTTCCTGTCAAAGAATACTTTCTAGCAATCCAACCTTCAAGTTTCATAATATTTTCTATGCCTATATCGGTTGTTGCACACCATGCCGCTGTAATTGCGACTTGCATGTGCCTTGAATTAAGATAGTTGGCACCCAAAATACATCTATTCCAAATTGTGGTAGCACTATAGTTTGAACCTGTGCTAAACACTCCGTTTTTATGCAAACTAGTGCCACCGGTTGAACCACCGCCGCGCATTGAGGCGAATATCCAAGAACTTGTATTGAGTGTGCCGCTTACTGCGGGCGTGGTCACTCCTACCCCACTATACATGGCTGTATTGCCACCACCCGTTTCAATTCTTGCTACCTCGGACGATGCAGGATCAAAGCCATAGGCGAGGGAGAGCGGGTCTTTCCAATCCTGTGCGGTATCACTATAGCACATTACCCCGGCTGAAAAACCTTGTGCGCTGTTATCTCCCATTTGTCTGGTCAACATATCTGAGCCACTGATAGTAAATTGTGCGGACGGAATAGAGCCTATATCAACCCTATAGGGTCTTCCGCTGTATCCTGTCTGATTAAAACTACCGCTGCCATATAACGCACTCCAAGTGCTAACATATGTACCAAGGCTGGGGAGATTGTCACCATCAACATATACGGTTAATGCCGATAGATTTGCAGGAGTCCACGCCCAAGTTCCAGAGGGTTGGGATACATTGGTAGCCATAAGCTTATACCCCCTCTGTAACCAAAATTTTAGCCGTAGAAATCACTCTCGCGTTAGTTTCAATGTAGCATGTAGCAGTCCTGTTAGGCGTTATCCCTGTCACTGACGCCACTTGGAAATTTAACGCTGTTGCCTGGTCGTCTGTGAATCGTAATCCTCCGCTATCGTAAGCGGCTGGAGGAAATGCAGCCATAAGGTTTGACACATGGAAATTATATCCGCTAGCGTTTACCGATTCGCCTATTTTAAGCTCCACTAAATCGCCAGATACTAAGGTCAAAGGGACTCCGTTTCGAGTCGTTGAGGTATTGATGTTAACGGTTACATTAACTACTGTCGTGAATTTTGCCCCTGCCGTTAACGGTAACCATACGCCTTTGCCTGTTTTATGCTGTACATATGCTTGATATTGCGTTGCGCCTGTTAGTGCAGTTGCAACGGTTACGCTTGCGCCTGTGCTTTCGCCAACCAGTGTCGTTTCTTGCGTACTTAGTTTTTTAACATACGCCTTTGTACCACTAACCAAATACTCGCCTACTTGTTCCTTTTCTTCACAAACCGTGGCAACATGATAATTTTTAATTGTTACCGTGTCTGTGGTCGCACCAAGTTGAATAGTGATCGTTAAATCTTTTGCAGTTGATAAGTCTATGGCTGTGATAGCAAATGTTTCATTCACTCCAGTTCCCGAATAAACTATAATTTGAGAAGTCAAAGAATCCGACCATAAAACAAAATTAAAACTAGCATTTGCAGTGCTTACTGGTATTGCAACCGTTGCTATTGTTGTGCCACCTATTTTCATTCTAACAGTCTTTGCATTAGTATTGCTTGTCGCTGTAAAGTAAAATGTACCGTCCATTTTTCCCCTAGTGCCTATTTGACCAGCAAGTATCGGTATAGTTAATTTTGTTGTCTCTGCCACTGTCCCTGTATGAGCTATGTCTGCACTACCTTGCCATGTTTTATATTTACCTACCCCAGGCAGAGTTGTTATTGTAGGCGTAAGACTAACGCCTATTGCCCCATCGGCTGGGCTTGTGACTACCACAGAAGGGTACAACATATCATATGGAACTAATGGAACATGCTGAAACATTTGTCTGTCAACCGCTCGCCACGGTTGTGCAAAACCCGCATTGGTCACAATGGCTAATTGGCATACTGGATTAGTCGTAACTAATTCTACAACAAAATGTATTTCTTCTCCTTCTGAGTAAGATATATTATCGATATTAATCCAAATCTCAGAGTTAGGTGCTATGGTCAGTCCGACTGCGGTCGCCTCTGCCGATCCCATCGACTTGTCAAATATATTTGTACCGGCTTCGCTTGTGCCCCTGTATATGTGTACCCTTACTCTACATGTATCATCATCCCATATGAGATTGGGCCCGAATTTGTAATACAACCTTTGCAGTACATAGTTCTGCTGTGGGATAACATTGTAGGTGTATTTATATTCATTTTCTGCGGTGCTTAACCATTCTTGGTCAAACTTATCCACAAATTCTGGATATGCGCCGTCTTTTAATGCTCCTGACTTGTCTAACACCACGTTACGAGTCCAAGTAATGTTATTATCAACAACCGTACTACCTACGCCTGTAGTCCATGTAGCCGGTTCTGCAGCTCCTGTAGTGCCTCCAACTGTGGCAATGTATACAAACCCTGTAGCTTTAGCATCCGTAGGTCTTATTCTGTCACCAATGGCTACTGACTTAGCAGTTGTCCATGCATCCGCACTATTACCATGAGTGATTATGCGTGTTTCTTTAGCTTCTTGCCGACATTCTACCATTGAGCTACTTCCGGTATCGTCTACTGTTTGCCCTGGTATCATGAAACTGGCTGAATCGCCAATAACTGTTGACAGCAAATGATGTCCACGGATACCAAGCGAAATTTTATCTTGTGTGCCTAGCGTTACTTTACCGCCAACTACACCCGCCTTTTTCGCAAGTACATAAGCAACTATATCCATTCGATTCACTCCTTTTCAAATCTTGAGTGTCTCGCTGGACATCGGGTCACCTCGTTGGGTGATCGTTTATTTCTCTACCGGTATTTTATTTAAAGTACCACATTTCTTTCCACCTGTGTTCTTTCCGGAATGAGTGCATAGTATTTCTATGTATCCGTCTTTTATTTCGCCTTTCCCAAGCAAGTGGTTGCACTTCGTGCATCTGTATTCGTTTTTAGTCTCGATGTTAACCACCCCCCATTTAATGTTTATCTCTACATAGCATACCAAGCAGTTCCGTTAGTTATAAATACCGCTGCTGTATCATATTCAAAAAACTTTGCAGTAGCCGGGAATCTATCGTCCGGCAATGTTACTGCTGTTCTTTCCGCATGTGTGCCATACCATACGTGGTCATAAGGATTATAAACTATAGCCATGATTATTCCTCCTTTAGTTCTGCCATCAATTTGTCAATACTCTTTATATGCCAACTCTTTATACCTTTTTCTTTTGCTAGTAATCTTATTTCTAATTCTGTCGTTTCTACTGGTTTATCGTCCGTAACGTTGTTTTCTTCCTTAATCTCTACGCTGTCAAAATGATAGTATAGTTTCTTTATTAGTTCTTCGTTGTCCGTGATAAACTCTCCCTTTTCATCGAAATGGAATAAAGAGACTGTTTTAAACTCTTGTGTATAAAGGTTTTTCTTTCTTGTCGTTACTAATTCGCTAGGTCTACCGAAAAATTTTCGTTTCATCATATCACTCCTAAAAAAGGATAAGGAGGGCATAAAGCCCCCCACCTATTACAATGTTTGTATTACGTACATGCCTGCTGCGTGGTCGGTTAAAAGTCTCTTGCCGCTTGCCGGGGTCAATGTGATAGCCACTGTGCCATCATTCTGTTTGTTCTTACCGCCCTCAAGTTCAATAACTGAGGTTGCTCCATCAGCTACAGAACCGGTAGAAGCCGCTGTGCCATTCCAGAAATCACCGGCAGATATGCTGTAAGTGATTGCCCCATGTCCAGCACCGTTGTAGATAAGATATACAACCTTGTAATCTGCCTTTGTAGGCGTTGCGGTGAATACCTCAGTTGCATCTATTACCGATGATGTAGCCGCATTAGCTGTTAGTGCCAATGCGGTATTCATTGCGGTTAAAGTTGAATTTGTTATGGTAACTGCCATTATTTATTCATCCTCTCTTAATTTATTTTCAGGATATTATATAGCTGTTTCTGTACCCTGCGTTGCGTTGATTGTACAAAGTTCAAGAGCTTTGAGCACTCTACCACCAAATACATACAGTCCGGATGCGCCGCCAGCAAACTTGTCTTCGAGTTCTTCTATAAATCTCTGCTTCATGATCTGGTCAGCAAAGATAATAGAGTTATAGGAACCACACATTACTTTGGAGTTGTAGGAACCTTCTGAACCGGTTGTTACTACGTTGTTAGATATATATATATCTGTGTCTCTGTATCTAACCCAGTTTAGTCCTCCTTCTTCTCCGTCCATGCCGTTGTTGATCTGGAACTTTATACCTGCAAGCTCCAACTTCTCAGCATACCACGGGGGGACAACCATCCACCTTTGATTTGGTTTAACGTTATTTTCTTCCAACTTTCTGATGCCTGTTGAAGTGGTGGAAAGTATGTTTGTTGTTGTTACTGTAGCAGTAACGGTATTACCGGCCCCGCCATGCAACCCAAATATATACTGGTCTGCGTTGTCCCTCAGTCCGTATGCTGCCCGCTCGGTCTGCGAACCTTTAAGGTCAAGCCTTGTCTGGAATGCTTCAATATCATCAATCGTGAATGCATAGTATTTCTTTCTGTTAATCAGCAATGCGACGGAAGCATCCTGCAAAGTCTCATAATTGATTGTTCCTTCATAATCGTTGATTGTCGGGTCTGCAAGGCCGCTGAAATATACCGTATCGCCCTCTTTCTTTATAGGGGTATCGGGTTCAGTGTTGCAAATCTTCTTTGCGATAAGGTCTTTTTCGAGTGTTCTGAGTATCTTTGCTGATACTAGTTTTGGAATGCTTGATGTTATAGCCATTATTTATTCATCCTCTCTTATCTCATATTCATTACTTTTTTCACTTCTTTCCACCTTCTGGAAAGTTCATTAGGGGACATGTTTTCAATCATTTCTTTTGTCAACGGTTTTGGAGTTGATTCACCCTTCACACTGCCTGTAGAAGTCTCGGCGTTCTTTGCATTAGCTTCTTTGGCTTCTACGGTCTTACGCAAGGTATCAAGTTCCTGCTCTGTTTCCCCTACAAAGTCCACAAAGTCACCGTAAAGCTCTACAAGTGTCCCTGCTCTACCTTTTACAAACTTAAGGAACTTAGGATTCTCTCCAACTTTTGCAAGGTCTACATCGGGGTACTGTTCGCCAAATTCGTTGACTTGTTTGTTAAATGCTGTATCAGCAGCTTTCTTATCTGTTTCCGCTTTTTTAATGGCTTCGCGTTCTCCCTTTAATTCGGCAAGCTCAGATTTAAGCTGTTTAATCTCGGATAACAACTCCGGTGATGTGCCGTTTTCTTTAGCTTCATCCTGGAGTGATTCAAGCTCTTGTTGCTTAGCATACTGCTCTCGCTGTGCTTTGATTGCCGCTTTCTTTTCTGCCGTAGTCCCGGTATACCCAAACCCTTCTAGTTCAGCTTCAATCTCTTTAAGCTCTTCGTAGTCTATATGTTCTTCTTTGGCTTTGGAATATGCCTTTGTGTAAGCGTTTTTTATTTCTCTGTCAAATACTTCTTGCTGTTCAGGTGTAAATATTATTCTTTCCGTTGTTTCCTTTTGCCCAACGTTAGCATTTTCGTTTTCCATTATATTAACCTCCTAAAATTCCCAGTGTTCTTTAAAGCCTGCCACCGTTAAAGGCATAAGAAAAGACGCTTGCGCGCCTATACCTTGACTCTCTTCATTCTCGTTTTCACCATATCTTTCAGGTTGCGCATTCCGGTGGATTCGTCAAATGTTGCGCTGCCGCCAGCATACATCCTGCCTTTAGGCTTAACTGGCTTTGCTATTTTCCCTCTTCCGGGGGTTACTACTGGCTTACCTATTTTCTTTCCAGGCATAACCGGCCTGCCTATAACCTCAGGTTTTATCGCTTTTGGGTCCATGATAGGTTTTGCTACGGGTTTCCTTATTTTTTTAACTGCCATTTTGTATACCTCCCATAAATTCATTTATTAGTGTTGGGTCTGCTTCTATCGCTGCTAGTTCCTCAGGTGACATTTCCGCTAGTATTTCATCCATACTTGGCATTTGTGCTGCTGGTTGTTCCGGCTGCTGTGCTGCTGCTTCTTGCTCCTGCATAGCTTTTCTGGAATCAATCAATCCCTGCTTGTCCTTAATAAATCCATCTGGTAACCTCTCAAAGTACTCAATATCACTTATTAACTGCTTATCGAGTAAGTTGTCAAGTGTTTCCATGCTTGCAGCTTCGCTCCACCTGCTACTCGGGCCTACATCAACCTTGACATTGAACTTAGCATCTTTAAGGATACTCATGTCAAGTTGGTCATTAACTTCCTGTCCCTTATCCATATAGGTTATAGTACGGGGAAGATTGTATTTTGATGTAAAGAAGTCCATCCATATCAATGCTATATCCTCAACATACTGGTAAAAACGCCTCTGAATTGATTCTAGGGGTACTGCTGCGGCTTCTTGCAATGCAATGATACCAGAAGCTGTCTTAGTCACCGAAGTATCGCCTAAGGCTGTTTCATTAGCTCCCATCATATCCTTAGTGTACTGTATAACCATTTCAAACCACTTGTACACATCGTTGCTTATCTGTCCTGGATTAAGGTACTGTGCTGCCCCTGATGTTTCTCCGTTTACGCCTATCGCTACACCTATCTGATTGCTTGGTTGTGCTATCCTTGTTTTGTCGTACAATAGTTTAGGATAAGATACATACATAGTAGCCAGCATTATCATAGCTGCCGATTTGTTTATGTATATCTGGTTAGGTATCATAGCTGTTACTTCTGACATGCCATGAAAACTATTTTTAACAGGCTCCCAATTCATCATTGCGATAGGATACAGCTTTAATCCAGTATCCCAATCCTTTTTTATAACGACATGCTTCGTTGACTTCCGTGCCCATATGGTTCCGGTTTTAGGGTTAGGCCACATCTTCAATATGACATTGGCTTTCCCCATATCATCCCTGTTGTTTTCGTCGAGCTCCACCTTGCCACGGTCACCGGCTGTGTAATATGTCTCTTCATCGGGAGCTATCATGTTAATCTCATGCTCCGGTACTTTGTTGCCCTTGGCTTCCTCTTTAATGCTTTTGACCACTCGTCTGAATACTATCAGCATATAGGGCTGTATCGGCCTGTCTGCTGTATTGATTATAGGATTATTGCAGTCACTCGGGAATATGCAGACATTGTCTATTTCTTCCTTGCATATGTTACCTTTAATGGTTTCCTCCCCGTATTTCTCCTTGGTGTCATACAGTTCATCCCAAT